GCCGCCGCGGAGGCGGAGGCGAAGAGGGCGGGTGATATCGCGGCCGGAGACGCCGCGGACACGGCGGAATTTGGGACCTTTGATTCGGATCTCGCGTCCGTGTCGGATGCCTTGGGGATCGGTGAAGGCGGCGCCAACGCGAAACAACAAGCGCGATTGGATAAAGCGCTGTTCGCCCTGTCCGAGGGTAAGAGCCTCACGGAGGCGAAAAAGGCCGCCGGCCTTGGAAAGTCTCGCGGAGGCGGGGGACGTGGCAAAGGCGGCGCCGCGAAGGCCAAGGTGACCTCCGCCACCACCCTCACGGAGTTTTTCGGCGCGGCGTCTCGGAATGAGCTTGGAGCTATCGCCGCGAGCACCCCGTCCACCAAGGAAATTGAGCCTACGGTGGCGGTGGATATCACAAACAACAATTTTTCCTTCGCGGATACGTTCCACATCAAAGGGGACGGGGATCCCGTGGAGATCGGGAAGCAATTTATCGTGCAATTCAAAAAGGAATTCGACCGGAGACTAGGCTCCGCCGGTCAACAAATGGCCACCAACGTGGCGAGGTAGAATCATGGCGCCTTTTGTCTCCAGCCCTCTTGGTGGGATCCTCGGGATCCGGTCCGCGTCCTTTTTCAAACTGGATCCCACGGGGACCGTCCCGATCGCGCCAATCATCTCCCTGCTAAACCCCTTCGACCCTAACAAAGTCTCCTTTGACGTCACGGATTCGGAGGATGAGGCGAACAATTACTCCGTGACAAACAACGCGCTACAGGATTTTTCGGACGCAAGCTCCAACGTCCACAAGGACCTCCAAACGATCACCCTCGCGGGGACGTTGGTGAGCTCAATCGATCTTGGGCCGTTGGGTTCCGTCGGCACGGGTGGGATCCCCGGATTCGGTGGCTCCCTCCGCGCGGACCTCTTGAGATACGCGAACCTCAAAAAGATCGCAGACGCGCGCGAGCCGATCCTTTTCGTGTCCCCGAGGGTCTCAATGCCCCGCGCTTTTATCTCCTTTCTTGGAAGGTCTTGGACGCCGGAGCTTGGGGAGAATTCTTTGGTAACGGTCACCCTCACGGAGGCGCGGATCGTCAACCCCCTCGCGGACGTGGATTTGGTCCCGGACGTTGCGGGGAGTTTCACCGGCAACAACGCCCCCGCGCCGGTGGGCACGCAATCCGCGGCTCCCGTTACCACCCAATCCGTCGCCCCCTCATCCGCCTTTGGACTCCCCCCGGAGGTCATCCCAAGCGGTCAAACCCCGGCCACGATATGATTAGCCAAATCACCGTCCAATTCCGGGAGAGCGAGACGCACTCCTCGCAAAGCCTCACCCTTGACGGCGTCCGCTTTCGCTTGGACTGCTACACCAACAAGGCGGATGGGGGCTGGTATATGGATCTATTTGACGCGACGGACGTCGCCTTGGTGCGCGGCGTGGCCATCGTCACCGGCTTGGACCTCCTTTTCCCTTATCGCTACCTAGCCGTCCCGTCCGGGATCTTGTTTGTCAATGACCTCACGGGCCCCGTGGGGGATCCAGGCCTCACGGACTTTCTCGATAACCGCGCCGCGCTGTATTATCAAACCGCGGATGAGGCCTTGACCTCCGCCTCCGACTTCTAATCATGCCGGCCCCGTTCAAACGCTTTTTCATCCCCGCCGTGTCCTTGGCCACGGCGCAAGGGGTGATCGCCAATTTGGACGGCACCGGCCTCCGGATGGAGTGGGAGATCAACCGCGACAACACCAACAAGCCGGATGAGGGGACCGTTACGATCTACAATCTCGCTCCCACCCTCCGTGGTCTCCTCCTTGAGGCGTGGGAGGCTTTGTCCGCCGCGTCTGGGTATCTCGTGACGTTTGCGGTAGGGTGGGACGGCGTCCCGCAAACCATCATCCGTGCGGACGTGTGGGACCTCGTGCCGGACCGGCGCACACCTACAGACGTCCTCACGATCCTCCGCTTGGGGGACGGCAACAAGCCCCTCCGCGATCAAGCCGTGGGGAAATCTTTTTCCGGCGTCAAGATCGACATTGTCTTGGATTGGCTTGTCCGGATCCCATCCGCTCCCTCCGACGCGGGAGGAGGCGGCCTTGGGTTGATCTATCCGCCGTCGTCTAAAGCGCTCGTCAAACAAGCCGCGGGGGAGCTCCCGATCCAAACGTGGGGCAACATACCCGCGGGAGCGGACACGCGGGAGGCGATCACGCTCATCATGGACACCCTGGGCCTTGAGTGGCGCGTCCACAACGGGGCCTTTGTGGTGTTGCGCGGGGGGATCATCAATAAGCCCGCGGTGTTGATTCAACCGCGATCCGGTTTGATTAGCTACGAGAGGCGCAATGATGGCGGGTGCGTGTTGACGGCGCTGGCCAATGGGGAGATCGAGCCGGGCCGCCAAATCCTAGTCCAAGACAATCTTGGCCGACCTTTTGGAGGTGGCGTATTTCGCACCACCGGCGTCACTTTTCGAGGTGCCACGGACGCGGAGAGCAACATGGAAATTCGAGCCGCAAAGGCCTTGGGGTTGTAATGGGGCGCGAGAATCGCACGGGAGCTTTTGAGCTAGGCCAGGATCCCCAAATCCCGGACCTTTTCCGCGTGGCCTTGCGAGGTCTCCAATTGTCAATGCGGACCCACACCATGGCCACGGTGGTCACCTACAACCCCGCCACGCAAAAGGCGGACGTGACGGTGGATATCCTTGGGGTGGTCAAGGACCTCACAACACCCGCCACGGTCGCCAAGCCCAACCCGGTGACGGTCCAAAAGCCGGTCACCCTCAAAGGGATCCCCGTGGCGTGGCCTCGCACCTCGGAGGGCTACCTCACCTTCCCCCTCACGCCGGGGACCAAGGGGGAATTGCACGTCCAAGATCGGAGCCTTGAGGCTTGGCTATCCTTGGGGACTGCTACGGATCCCGTGGCCGCGTGGGCTCATAATTTGGCGGATTCCGTGTTCCATCCGCACGTGTTCAACAACGCCAACCCCATCACACCCCCCACGAGCCTCACCCACGCCGTCCTCGAGGGGCCTTTGGTCGCGTTGGGGGCACAAGCCGCCCTTGTGCCTAATCCCGTCCTCAAGGGCGTGGAGACCTCCCAGGCCTTTGCGACCTTCACGGCAACGATCGCCGCGGCGCTCACTACGTGGACCAACGCCGGGCCCCCTACGTCCGTCACCAACGGCGCCTTTTTGGCGTCAATCGCGGGAGCCGCCGCGGTCCTTGGCCTCTCGATCCCCGGGTGGGCTAGTGTCAAAGTGTTCACGGAGTAGCCCATGGATCTCAAACTCACGGATTACGATATGGATTTGACGGACGGAGAGCTCACGTGGGTGGAGGATCAAGACGCCATCGCCCAACACGTGGTGATGCGTTTGCGGACGTGGCTAGGCGAGACCGTCTATAATTTATCGGCCGGCGTCCCTTGGCTCCAAGTCATCTTCCAAGGCAAAAATCCCGATCTCAATTCGATCAATTTCATCCTCACCCAACACGTGGACAACACGCCGGGGGTGATCTCTTCGGAGCTCACCCTCACCCTTGACGTGGCGGCGCGTGTCCTCACCGCCACCGGCAAGGCCCAAACGATCCGCGGCCCCGTCAATTTCTCCGAGATCTTTTCCCCCACCAAAGAGGCCACCCCATGAGTCTAGTCCTATCCCCCTCCGGCTTGCAGACACAAACGCAATCCGAAATTGTTTCGGAGTTGACCGCCAAGATCCGTGCGACCTTTGGCAACAACACCAACACCACGCCGGAGAGCATCATGGGGCAATTGGTCAACATCGTAGCGGAGTTCCGCGCGGTGGACCAACAAGTCCTCCTCGCTGTGTATCGGAGCTTTGATCCAAACTCAGCGATCGGAGTGGCCTTGGATCGTTTGGCGAACCTCACGGGCTCCGTGCGCAAAGGCGCCACCAATTCCACGGTATCCGTGATCTTTGAATTCAACGCGGCCGGCGTTGTGACGGATGGCGACCTCTTCAAGAACGATGACACTACCACGCAATGGGAGGCCATCAATGGCCCCTACACGGACACGGGTGGCCCGTATCCGGAGCAAGTCTCCGGCCAATTGCAAGCAGTGGACACTGGCCCCCGTATCGCAAACGCGGGGACCACGTGGAGCTTGATCGCCGCCAACCCGGACCTCAATGGGCTCACAAATCCCACGGATGACGCCAACCCCGGCCGCAACCTTGAGGGGGATCCGGCGTTCCGTGTCCGGCGGCAAATTGAGATCTTTTCCGGCAACCTTGGGCCCCTCGCGGCGATCCGCGCCGTGGTGTCCAGGGTGGAGGGCGTGGAGTCCGTCCGCGTGTATCACAATCCGGCAACCCCCGGCGCGGACGCCAACGGGATCCCGTTCAAAGCGTTCAACGTGGTAATTGAGACGCTCCCAAACCCTCCCCCCGCCGCGTTGCAACAATCGATCGCGGATGCGATTTGGAGCGCGATGGGAGGCGGCGGGGAGGCCTACGGGACGGATTACTCCCTCACCGTCACGGATGAGGAGGGGCAACCGCAACCCGGGATCCGCTTTGACTTGATCACGGAGGTCCCGATCTACGTCAACGTGGCGATAAACACCACCGGCACGGAGCAAGCGGTGAGCGCCAACATGGCCGCTGTAGTGGAGGCCGCCATCCTTGAGACGGCCCAATCCGACTTTGACGGGATCGGCCAAAATCAGCTCGCGTTTAGGTACGCGGCGATCGTCTCCAACCTCCAAGCCGCGGGGGAGATATCCGGCGCCGTGGCCGTGGCCGTGACGCTCTCCCGCGTGGCTCAAGTTGGACCTTTCACCGATCCCGTGGAGATCGGAGTCCGGGAGCGTCCCGTCTTTGACTCCCCGCGGATCGTCGCAACGGTGACCCCATGAGCTTGTGGGGCAACGGTCCGGGGTGGGGAGCTTGCGGCTTGTGGGGCGTGGGCCAGTGCCAAGCGGAGCTTTGTGTCCATTTGGATGAGCGGGTGCTCATCCAAATGGATGACACCACTGGCAACCGCAAATTCCGCGATCTCATTTGCGCCCTGCTTAGCGGCTTGGGGCACTACGCGGACGTGGCTAGGACCGTGGCCTCCGGCTTTGACGTGGCCACGGCCGTGGGTGTCCAACTTGACGCGATCGGAGCCGTTGTTGGGCTCCCCCGCGCCGGGTTTACGGATGCCCGTTACCGCGTCTTTCTCGGGATCCAAATCGATCTCCTCCTCTCCGCGGTCCGCGATGATGCGAATTGGACCGGCACCAACAACAACATTTTGAAGATCGTCCGGAGCTTTATCGGTCCCGGCGTCGATCCGATCATCCTCACCAACCTCCCCCCGTATGCTTTCAACCTGACGATCCCCGGAATCACGCTCTCGGAATTGGATATCTTGGTCAATTTCTTGTGCGTGGCCCTATATGCCGGCGTGCTAGGCCAAACGATCTTCACCCTCGGATCGAATTCCTTGTGGGACTCCGTGTCCGTGGGCCCCATTGTTGACGGGGGAGTTTGGGCGTCCGTCTCCGTCCCCGTGGTGCCTAGCGCCGTGTGGGGATTCTCCGTCCCTATTGGGACGCAACCCTGTGAGTGATTAAGCATGGCCACCAAACCCGCCACGATCTACACCTTTGCCACGGACGCCGCCTTTGGCTCCGGTCCCGCGTCCGGGCTTGCTACTCGCTTTGTCCCCGGCTCCCTCCTACAGGGATTCATCCCCGGAGACGGGATCAACGCGGAGTGGATGAATTGGCTTTTCAACATCACGGGACAATGGATTACCTATTGGCTAGATTCCGGATCCCCGCTCTCAACTTTGGACGCCCATATTGTGGAGACGGACGCGGACGGATTCACCGCAGTGGCGCAAGCCGCGATCGGTGGCACGGCTTCCGCCGTGGGAATTGCCGCCTTGGACGTCACGGAGAATGCGGGCGGAGCCACCACGAGCTCACAATTTCGCAACACCACCAACGGATATGCGATTCTCGCCACCGCGGCCGGCTCCGGTGAGGTGTTGCGCGTCGCACAATCCGGCACGGGCGGCGGGATCGTGGCGCAAGTCCTCGCCGGGAACGGCGTTGGGTTGACAGCCTCCGGATTTGGCACGGGTCACGGCGTCTCCGGCACGGGTGGATCTAGCGGCGGATCCGGTGGCATCTTCACCGGCGGCGGCGCGGCGGGTCACGGCGTTGAGGGCTCCGCAACGGGAGCGGACGGCGCCGGTGGTATCTTCACCGCGGCGATGGCCTCCACGGAGGCTGTCCTCCAAGCGCTCCGCTCCGGCGGCGGGACTCCGTTGCGCGGCACTCTTTTCTTGGGTGCCACGGCGCTACCATCCGCTCCGGATAGCGGGGACGTGTGGCGCCGCGCGGGTCTCGCCACCTTCGGTCGTGGTTCCGTGCAATGGTGGGATGAGGACGGTGCCGCCGGGGGTGGATCGGCGGGAAAGCAAACGGCTTGGAGCACCTCCAACGGCTTGGGATATGGGTACGCGGAGAGCCTCGGAGACTCCTCGGAATCCGCCGGCACGGTCACCACCAAGGCCACCCTAGCAGCTGGTTTTGCAACGTCCCCGGGATACCCGGATGGGGATTACATCGTAGAATTCTCCGGACTCACCCGGATCACCGCAGGATTGGCAAGCCGTACGATCGTGGAATTCCATGACGCCGGTGGCCTCATCGATCAAGTGGAGATTGATTACGTCGCGTTGGGCCAGAGAAAGAGCTTTTCCTTTCAACACAAGATCACCCTTACGGGTGGCACCAACACCCTTTTAATTCGATTCTACAACAACGGCGGAGCCGGGACGTCCGTGATCTCCCAAGCTAAGATCGTTGCGCGCGGTGCCTACGAATAGGACCGCAAAAGCACAAGCGAAACACAAGGACCAAAATGGCCAATCTCAAACTCACGATCAACAATATCCAAGACACCCTCAAAGCGGAAGCCGGCCCCATCGTGGCGGAGATTGCTTGCCGCGTACTCACGGCGCGTGGAAACCTAGCGAGACCTACGGACGAGAGCATGGGAGCCCAAAGCGTCCGCGGCATGATGCGCGGGGATTTCCAACGGCGGATCGCAAACGCCATGCGGGAGGAGGAGCAAGGCGTCTTGCGCATGGGGGAGGCTCTCACAAGGAGCACGGGGGCGATTCTTGATGCCCTCGGATCCACCGTACAGATCTCCCGGGACAAAGGGGAGAGTGATGAGGACTACCGCAAACGCCTTGAGGCCAACAACGATCTTGAGGCGCAACCCATCCGCGCGGCCATCGCCTCCGCGGGTGCGGACCTAGTCTCCGCACTATTGGACAAGCCGGGGCCAGTGTTGGATCTCGTGTTGGCCACCGCGGACGAAATGGCGAGGAGCTAAGTGGCGGAGACGCGACACGAGCGGATCGATCTTACGCTCACGGAGGACTTGGTAGATAACGTTTGTCGCATTGTGGAGGCCGGCAATTTTCGCTACGTGGCTTTTCAGCGGCACGGCATTTCGCAAAACACGTGGAGTTCATGGATCACGAGGGGGAAGAAAGAGATCCGGGAGTTTGAAGCCGGCAAGCGCAACAAATTAACCGTCAAGGCGGAATTGGTGAAACGCTTGGACATTTCGGAGGCACGTTGCCACCAACGCCTCCTCCAAGATGTTGTCGATTCTGAGGACGTCAAAGCAAAGATGTGGTTTTTGGAGCGTCGTTACAACAAGCTTTACAACAAAGGCGCGCGGCGTGTTGACGATGAGGAGGGGACGGAGACCCAAGGCAGTGGCCAAGACCTCCTCGCGGAAAAGCTCTCGGAGCTTTTGCGGGCCGTGTCGGAGGAGTAACCCGTGGACGTCCCCCTCATCATCGAACAATTGCGAGGGCTTAAGCCGGCCCACATGGAGGCCTTTGCGGAGTCTCTCACCGATGATGAGGCGATCATCCTGCTATCTGATTGGAGCCTTTGGGCTCTCCCCTATCAGCGCACGCCGCCGGGGGATTGGCTCCGGTGGATCTTTCGCGCTGGCCGCGGCACTGGTAAGACCTTCGCCGGGACCCGGACTACAAACGACGTCGCAATGGATCGGGACAAGATCCAGCGCGGCGAAATTGGTCTCGTTGGCCGGACCTATGCGGACGTCCGTTTTACGATGGTGGAGGGCCCGTCCGGGATCCTCGCCACGGCTCCGCCGGGTTTTCGTCCGAGGTGGGAGCCGGGAAACGGGACGCTCACTTGGCCCAACGGCGTCAAGGGCCGGGCCTTTTCGGCGGACAAGCCGGAGTCGCTGCGTGGGTCCAATTGGTCTTGGCTTTGGGGGGATGAGCCCGCGCACTGGCCGGATCTCGGAAAGACGTGGTGGGAAGTGATCCAACCCGCGGTCCGCCTTGGGTGGGCACGCGCCATGCTCACCACCACACCCCTCCCCGCCTCCGACTTGATCGCCTTGGAGGAGTCCGCCGGGAGCGTGGTGACGCGCGCCGCCACCTTTGACAATTTGTATTTGGCCAAGAGCGTCCGGGATGCTCTCCGCGCTCACTACGGGGGAACACGGATCGGCCGTCAAGAATTGTTAGGGGAGTACCTAGCATCAAATGAGCACGCCCTTTGGACGCCGGAGAGCATCGATCACCACCGGGTGAAAGCGGCCCCCAATCTTCGCCGCGTTGTGGTGGCGGTGGATCCCGCCGTAACGGCCCACAAGGACTCCGACGAGACCGGGATCGTGGTGTGCGGAGTGGATGACGATCGACACGGTTACGTCCTCGCGGACCGTACCCTCCGCGGCTCCCCTCACGCATGGGCGAAGATGGCGATCGCTTGCTATCACCGATTTGACGCGGACGCGATCGTGGTGGAGGTCAACAATGGCGGGGACCTAGTGGCCGCCAATATCCGCGGGATCGATCGCCGCGTGAAAGTGATCAGTGTGCGGGCCTCCCGGGGCAAAGTGACACGCGCGGAGCCAGTGGCCGCGTTTTATGAACGCGGACTCATCCACCACGTTGGTGAGTTTGTGGAGCTCGAAAAACAACAAACAACTTGGGACCCTATGAGCGCGAAAAGTCCGGATCGGATTGACGCGTTGGTGTGGGGATTCCACGAGCTTCTCCTGCAAGACAAGAGACCGGCCGGACCTCTCCGGGCCTACCTTTAGGATCTACGATGACCACACCCACCAACCGAATTGACGCTTTCGCCAATTTTCTCACCAACCTTGGCACCTCCAAGGACAAGTCCGCCTTTGGCGGCTTTGTTCCCCATCCTCGCCTTGAGCCGGAACTCCTCAATGATATCTATGAGCAAGACGCCATCGCGGCACGCATCGTGGATCGCTTGGTGGATGACGGAACGCGGGAGGGGTTCAAGATCACCGGAGAGGATGAGGCCTTTGATTTCTCCTCCGTGCAATCGGAGCTTGAAGATCTTGACGCTCTCAACGCTGTTGCAGACGCGTGGCGGTGGTCTCGCCTTTACGGCGGCGCCCTCTTGGTTATGGTGGCCAACGACGGCCGCAAAATGGATCAACCCCTTGAGCTAGAAAGGGCCACGAAATTGGCCGCGCTCCAAGTGGTGGAGAGCCCTTTTGTGAGGCCCTCCGGATTTAATCCCGGCATGGGGGCCCGTGCTTTCCAGCGTCCGGAACACTATGAGATCACCGTGGACATTGGCGCGGAGGCCAACAAGAAACGCCGGATCCACCGCTCCCGCGTCATCCGCTTTGACGGGGTGCGCGTCGCACCTTCACGCATGATTCAAAGTGACGGGTGGGGCCCGTCCGTGCTTGCGCGTGTCTACACGGAGATCTCGCAGCTTGGAGAGGTCATGGGGTACTGCCGCGCAATCATGCATGATATTTCGATCCAAGTTTATAAGCTAAACGGCTTGCGGGATCAATTGTGCGGGAGCGCGGAGGACCAAGAACAAATCCGCGCAATCATGGAGACGATCCGGATGGGCTTGGATAATCTCCACGTCCTTGCGTTGGACACGGAGGACGATTTTGTGGAGGTGAGCCGGGACGTCACCGGCCTGGAAAAGATGGTAACGGCCTTCACGGACGCCGTGGTCCGGGCCACGCCGTACCCGCGCACGGTGGTTTTGGGTGAGGCTCCCTCCGGTCTCAACGCGAGTGGAGACGCGGAGATCCGGAGTTACTACGATTTCGCCGCCTCGCAACAACGGCTCACACTCACCCCGGTGATCAGTCGCCTTGTGGAGGTGATCTTCGCAACGCGCGCCAACAAAGGGGAACACGTCCCGGAGGAATTTACGGTGGACTTTGATCCGCTGTATCAGCTCACCGATCAGGAGAAAGCGGACACCTTTCTCAAAATGGCGCAAGCTCACCAAATCCTAGTCCTCAACGATGTAGAATCCCCGGATGAGTGGCGGGAGTCT